ATTTCTATAGGAATATAGCATTCTTCTGAATGCTTTGCCATTTCGTATCCTGTTTCTTTCATTAGCCATTTTCTCCAGTATTTAGAGTAAGGATAGGTCTTTTGCCCAATCTGGTATCTCCAAGGGAGTCCTCCCAGTTTGGCAATTGCCTGGCTACCTGCATGAGTGAACATTGCGCTGCGAATATTTTGCATGAGAATCGTTCCCAACGGAGGGCGTCTGCTACACCTAAAGAATTCCGGGTACCTGCCATTAAGATTTTGATCTTTTGCATCTGTGAGCTTTTTAGTGCAGTAACCTGCGATATACCCGGCACTGCCTTTTGTAATATCTCCAACTTTGATAAAACCTGCTTGAATACTTTCTCCGGGACATCCGGGTTTTGATATGTTCCAAGCACTAGCAATAGCTTGCTCAAATGTAGGGGGAACACCAAATAGCGCGAGATGATAATGTGGTCGCCATGATTTGGTACCGTATTCGCCAACGGCGAAGTAACGTATAGCTCCAATACCTGATTTTTTTCGAATGTTATTGAGGAACCGACGTAGATGTTCTGGTTTAAGTGAACCGTCTTTGGGGACTGTTTCTTCTGAGTATGTAAGTGTGACAAATGATGCTCCATATTTTTCATAAATTGCTTCTGCGAGTATTTTGCCTGTCCATTCCTGTTTTTTATTAATGCGACATGGCATACAACGGCCGCAAGCGACCGTATTTTCACGTGATAGTGTTACTGGAAATGCACATTGCATGGTATTTCCTGATTGAGGGGGCTGTAACGCCATTAATCATCAAGATATTAATGGCTTTTTTTTGGTTTAGCAAGTAAAAAAGCCCCGGTTAGGGGGCTTCGTCTTGCTTATTCCGCTTCTGCGGGGTCTTTATCCTCGGGAGGAGGTTCTGGTTCGGCGCTGTCGCTTCCGGGACTACCGTCTAAATCCGTGGGTTGTGTGTCTTGCTCGGATTCAGGTGCGAGGTAGTGTATTTGATCGTCCGGAATTGTATATTGAGTAACGAGGTCACCATCATCATCGAAGTCCTCTATCTCGAAGTCGTCCTCCTCTTCAAATGTTGGATGCCCTTGCTCGCTCATTTCCTTTGATAGTTCCGTACGAATGAACCGCTGCATCTCTTCGCGTAGCGTGAGTGGTCTTTTAACGGGTACTGCCATAGGCGTGGGGTCTAATTGCTCTTTGGGGAACACCATCTGCTGTAGACGTTGACGAATTGTTAGTTTGGTATTTGACATTTTATAGCACCTTATTCGTAGCAACTTTTTCAACTGGCCGACGCGCCACTGTTTTGTGCTGCGTCATTATCCAAAGCGAGTCCATATTTTGGTCATTATGGATGCGCTTACTTGGAACACATTGGATGAAACTCTCATTTAGGGCTGGCGCCGCTGAGAACTCTCTACCAAGATGCCAATAATTTAGTGTATCCCTGAACTCATTACTGACTGTAGACCACTGGGTTCTGTATTCCTGATAGCGGTCGTTATATCCGAATGTCTCGTTTCCTGAGACATCATTGACCGCATATATTTCCTGATTGAGTATTTCCTGCATACCGATATGTTGTAACTCTTTTTGGAAGTAGTCTTCTTTGTCCTGGCGGAGCCACATTTTAGGAATACCATTAGTATAGATCGATTTAGGACGTACGCTCATTAGTGTGATGAAGTATCCGTGTTCTTCAATGAAACGTCTGAAGCGATTTGATCTTAGTGCTGCTATGCCGTGACCATACATGTTACCTACGGCGTTTTCTGTTGCTCCTGTTTCTTGTCCTGTTTGAAGTACTTCTGAGAAGTTAAGAGAAGTCGTGCCACCTCCAAGTAGTTCTGGTCTTTGTAAACGGGCATCCGAAGGTACGACTCCCATCGAACGGAGGTATTCGGTATAACGTGAACCGTATTTATTTCTTGCTTCTTGATATCTTTGCAGTGCGAAGGCTTTTCTAACGTCATTTATGGATGCTCCTGTAGCATTTGATAAGTCGGCATACAATTTGTTTCCTTCGGCACCTGTAGTAGCAGATAAGGATAGGTTTGCTGCGTCTGTTGCCATAGTTCTGTATTCGCCAGCTAGATCTGAGAAAGCTGATAAAGCTGTACCATCGGCGGCATTAGCGGCGGAATGGATATCTGCACTCTCACCTAGTGGTATAACTACATCATCACCGAGTGATGAATCCGGCCGTGCTGTTGTAAAGTAATCTTTTGCCCAACTAATTTTAGGAATGGTTGTATCAGTGGGTGGCCTTTCTGCACCTAATTGAACGTCTCGGTAATACTCGTTATATATGAGGTTGAAAGCTGAAACAGGTAAAGCATTAACATTAACTCCTGCAACTCTAGGAAGGCCAAAGTGATCCAATAAATCGCCCTTAACATCTGTATTTGGAATTTGTGGAACAGTTTGTGCGTCTTTGCCATCTGCGCCACCTGTTATGAAGGTCTCCCAATGAAAACCTGATGGATGAAATCCTGAACATAGTCGTGTTGGAACGAAAAAGTGATGTAATCGAACTTTGACTGGGTGCATGACTGGTGCAGCTAGCGGGCTTACACGAATCAATGCTTGGCTGCTATTTTGTATGACATCGCCCGGTAGACACTCCACCAGATTGATAGGGAATAGTTCGCCCATATTCCCTGTTGTTAGGTGATATGAAGATAGGTTGTGCTTTGCGCGTCTCATTAATTATTACTCCTGTATTAAAGTCTAAAACCAACAGTCCCGGGATTACGCAACCCGGAACGACGACGACCGCGCTTGAAAGAAGAGCGACCTTTACGAGAGGAACGATAACCTCTGCGGCTACTACGAAACGAACGACGGCGACGGAATGCCATTTTCTTATCTCCTATAGTATTTATAAGGTAAGGACTTGCGCCTTACATTAGGTTTACGCTTAGACTTAAACCAGTCTATTGCGTCATTGATAACCATGGATGCCTTTGCTCCCATGGGATTTATTGATTTATCCCTAAGCATGTCTCTCATTGCTGGATAAATCATTAGTATTTGAGCGAGTTCCTCGCCATAGTGAGACTCTAATCTTTTTAATAGTCCGGGGTTACTTATTCTTACATTGTGCCCGTCTATATCAACAGTACCGGGATAGTTTCTTTTTTCTCCTTTTGCATGTTCTTGTCTCCTAAGAGACTTACCTTCTGGTGTGAAATATCCTTGTGTATCATCGTATGGATAGGTTTCTGCTGTTGCGTCTGCGTGTTGTTCAGTAGTTTTTATTCTGGAATTGTAATATGCGGCTTGTGCTTCGGTTAATTTAATATTGGCTGATTGTTGTTGCATGGCAAGCATTGCTTGACCTACTGCCCTTAGTTTATCGCCTTTATGTGAACCTGTATAACTTTGTCCGGGTATACCTGTTGTAACCGCTGATTGTGATGGACCGGGTGAATATCCTGCACGCATTACTGGGATGTTTGAGCTTGGTTGACCTAGAGCGAATAGTGGATGTAATCCAGCTGCTTTAGCGTCTTTAACACGCATTTGTATTTGCTGATTTTCTCTTTGTACTTGCTCATTAATTCGCCTTTCTTCGATCGGTAATATATGTTCTTTGTAATCTCGTATATCTGTGAGTTTAGCCTGGCGATTGAAGTGGCTTTGCATATTAGTAAGCCATTCTGACTGCATTCGCTGGGCTCCTAGTGCTTTACCGGATACACCGTCGCCGGATCCTCCGAATAGATCGGATACTCCTCCTGCGATGTTTAGAGCTGTACCTATTTTTCCGGCTGCTGACATACCTACGGGGAAAAAGCTCATTTATCTACATCTCCTTTGTTTTTGGTATTGTCTGGTGTGATTAGTGCCACCTTTGCCGCTTGCAATGATAGCTGCTCGTCTGACGAGCTTTTTACGGCTACAAGGTGAGTAAATATTACCAGCATGATGAACATTATTGTTAACAGGACGCCTTGTCCTATGTAGAGGAGCAGGCGTGATATGCCTATCGAATTGTGATCTTGCATGTATTTTTTCCTGTGGTTTCGAGAGTGTACGGATTTGGTCATTGGTTCTGTGCCTTTGTCTATGTTCCCGGCGCATCCCATAGCTGGGGAGTGGAACTCGCGGCGGGAGTGGCGGCGGCAGAACTTCGGCTTTGGGCCTATAGGACGCGACGCGCGTCCTTTTTGCGACGTCTCCAGAGTTTGTCGTGCGTCTTTTTGTTTTCCTCATCCTTCATCTCGAGTATTTCTATAGGAATATAGCATTCTTCTGAATGCTTTGCCATTTCGTATCCTGTTTCTTTCATTAGCCATTTTCTCCAGTA